AGCGTCCCGGATGGGAAATGCAGCTTCTTGTCGCTTAAATACGCGACCTCCTGCCCGTCCTGCCAGAAGCTCACCCGGTCCGGCGTCACCGTCACCAGCTCGTTCTTCGTCCGGTCGATGACGTTCTCGCCGCCGTCCGTCACCGTCGTCTCGATGTTCCCCACGCCCACGCCGTAGACCGGCACAGCGTCCTTGTAGTACAGCAGCCCCGTCTTGATGTACTGCTGCGAGTTCACCGAGAACTGGTTGTTGACGCCCGCCGTGTAGTCATACAGCTGCTTGATGCCGACGGAGTTTCCCTCGATTGTCAGCTGTGTCTTCTCGAGATACTTGCCGAAGTCCGAGATGGCCACATAGCTGCCGGACAGCTTCGTCGACCACGTCTCCGAGTTCGCCGCGGCGAAGTCCGCCGTCTTGATGATGAGCGCTTTCAGCGCTCCATAGCCGGAGAGCGTCGTTTTCTTCTCCGCCTCGGAGAGGCTGTCCGCGTCGATGGCCTGCGAGATCTCCGTCAGCGTCGCCTTCGCCGACCAGTCGGCGAGGTTCAGCTGCTCGGTCACGCTGCACAGATACCGCCGCATGCTCTCCAGCTGCTCCTGCGTCGTCTTCCCCGCGATCGACGGGTATGCAAGTGTCAAAGATCCCATTACGCATCACTCCCCGCTTCCAGCACCCGTGCCAGACTGAACAGCTTCATCTCGCCCTTCCCCGTCAGCCGGAACTTCAGGTGGTCACATCTGGCCGGGCGGATGGGCAGCAGGAAGGTCCGCAGCCCCCGGCCCTCGATATGCCCGCAGTGCCGCCACACGCCGTCTGAATCATACTGCACCCAGAAATCCACGAAGGACCCCTTCGGCAGCTGCATCCGCAGGTTGATCCGGGACACATACTTCTTCCCGACCAGCCCATACGTCATGATCCCCGTCTCCGCCATCCAGCCGACCGGGCCTTCCAGCGTCCCGACACTCCCGTACACGGTTTTGAGCGTCCCGTCCTCAAGGAAATACAGCTCATCGTCCACCCGGGCAAAGTCCTCTGCGTGGGTGCTGTCCTCCCTGTGCCAAAGACCCTTTCTCGTGTCGTAGACGAACAGCGACCAGTTATGACCTTCATCCTCCATGCTGATGAAATACTTCCCTCTGGCGCCGCCCGCCACGGCGTTGTAATACAGCTTCGTCCCGAAGCAGCTTCCGATTTCGCTCGGCAGACTCCCGTCGTACACGCAAACGCCCATCCGCGATTTGTAATACAGCCGGTCATCCACCACGACCAGGCTCTTGCTCGACCCATTCTGCACGCCCGCGCATTTCTGCACGACCACCTGATGCGCCCCCGTCGCCGACGGATACACCCGGTGGAAGCAGTCTTCCTTGAAGAAGATCGGGCTGTCGGCCAGCGTCGCCGCGCCGGTCCACTTCCCGTCCGTGCCGCAGCTCGCGCGCCATGAATCCGTCGACACGCCCTGGTAGCACTCCCAGTTTTTGAAGTCCCCCAGCTTGCAGCAGTAGATCTCATTGACGGTCTCGCCGTCCGCCACGCCGTACTTGCAGCCCCACAGCCGGTTCCCGCTCTCGGTGATGAAGTCCATGCTTGGGACCTTCCGCGCCGTCTTCACGGTCCCGCTCGTCACCTTCGTCGTCTCATCGACGAGGCCCACGATCACGAGGTAGCTCTCGCCCACGTCGTACAGGATCTGGCTGCCGTTGAGCTTCTCGACCTGCTCGTTTCCGCTGAGGCCCGAAAGCCGGATGCCGTCGTACTGCTGAAAGCCCTTCCCGATGCCATTGGCGGAAAGCTTCAGATACACCGTCGGCACGGATACCCACTGGCTCGTCGCCTCCGCCCACTGCTTGAGCGTGTGGAGCTTGCTGGACGTATCCAGCCAGTACTGCCCGTTCGACGGACTTTCCGGCTGCGATGCCTGCGAATAACTGACCGTCAGCGCCGTCCCGTCGACGAGGCAAAGAGAAATTTCCACGTTCGTGCTCGATGCGTCGACCACATTCTCCTGCCCCATGTACCCGTTGTCGGAATACTTCTCGGTGTTGAAGTAGATCCCATCCGGGAAGATGCACAGATACGCGCCCATGGAAATGAGCTGCTTTTCCCCCGCCGAGATCGACACGGACGGCATATACGCCTCCATCGAAGCGCCGTTGATATAAAGCACCTGGTTCTGCACCCAGCACAGTGCATCCTTCGCCAGAATGCCCTGCACGCCCTCGATCGCCTGCGCCGTCCCCCGCCTTGGCCGCGGCGCGAGCAGCGGATAATCATCCGCCGACAGATTCTCCATGTCGTAAAACTCCCCGTCCGCGAGTTCGAGGTTGTGGTCATACCCGCCGAACGCCTCCGTCGTCAGCGTCTGCTGCCGCCCGGCGGCCAGCTTCGGATAAAACATCCCGCATCCCTCCTCACAGCCGGAAATACGCCGCTTCGCCCTTCGGCATGTGCGCGCGGTTGTAGGCGTTCTGATATGCCTGATAATACGTGTTGTACTTGGCCGCGGAGTTGTTGTACTTCGTCATCTCGCCGTTGGCGTCGTCGATCTTCATCTCCAGATACCACCGGTAGATCTCGTCATACGGCCACCCGATCAGAAGCGCCGTCCCGTCCAGATCCGTCTCCGGCCCATACCCCGCGAACGCCGGGACCGCCGTCTCATGCGCCGACCAGATCTCATGCCAGACCGCCCCGTCCAGCTCCGACAGCCACCGCAGCTTGTCCGCGCTGCCGTACTGGTTCGGCTTCAGCCGGTCGACCAGCTCGATCGCCTCCCGGATGGTCATGCGCGTCCCCTCCTTCCAGCGCCGGACTTCTCAGCCCGCGGCCATCGCATCTTCGATCCTCTGCGCCGCCTCGAGCTGCCGTCTGGCGTTTTCCAGCACCTCATAGACCGGCTCCGGCACCTCGACCGCCTTTCCGCGCGGCACCTGAAACGTCCGTCCGTTCACGCAGACGAACTCTGACTGCTGCTCCGTGCCGCCCGCGCGCGGCAGCGTGATGCTCTTCATCTCTGCAAATGCGTGTTCCATGCCTTGCTCCTTTCTTCTGCCCGCTCCCAGACCGGCCTGCCGGTCTGGGAGCATCTGCCTCAGTTCGCCTCGTCCTCCGCGGAATACGCGCCGCAGCTCTCCACGCGCACCATGCGGTCCTGATACAGGATCTTCGCCGCGCTGGAGAACTTGTAGCCCAGCGTCGAGAACTGGTTGAGCGGTCCGCCGACCTGGCCCTTGTCCTTGATGATCATCTCCATGTTGCCGCCCTCCGGGTCGATCATGCCGTAGGCGTCCTTGCCGAGAAACAGCGTCGCGTACACGCTGTAATACTCCGCGGGCGTGCCATTGGACTCGTCCGCCGCGGTCTTGACCGGGCAGCCCTCGCCGTTGAAGACCTTGGCCTCCGTCGTCTCGATGAAGCGCACGCCGTGCAGCTCGCCGATCTCGCCGGTAAACAGCTCCGTGATCCCCGCGTACTTGTGCGCCTCGACCCACGCGTCCGACGAGCGCAGGTCATAGGCGACCGACGGATGGATGATGGCGACATACTTGCCGTCGATCTTCGGCGCCTTGAGCTTCTTGAGCAGCGTGACGGCCTTGTTGACCTCGTCCGGCGTCAGCTTCGCCGTGGTGTCAAGACCCGCGCGGCTCGTGACCGCCGTGTGCGCGCCGTTCGTGCCGACCTTGTCGCAGTACTGCACGTTCGTACCGGCCACGACCACGTTGCGCACCAGCTTGTCCTGCGTCGTACCGGCCGACGCGCCCAGCTCCTCCGCCGCACCCAGAATGACGTCGTCGATCGCGTGCAGCTCCAGCTGGTCGGACACCGACACATACGTGCCGTACTGCGTGACGGCCTGCGTCACCGCGCTCTGGCCAAACTTCTGCCCCGTTGGGATCACGCCCTCGGTCAGCGCGCCCGCATCCTCGAGCGTATTCCACTTGCGCCACTCCACGGTCTTGCCGCGCCCGGCCAGCAGCACCTGCTTGCGGGCGAACTGCGTGTGGATGAGCTCCGGCCGCGCGTTTTCCAGCAGCTCGGTGTCGTAAAACGTCTTCATCGAAGCCGTCATGCCGCCGCCCTCCGGGAAAGCGGTCGTCTCGCCCGTATAGGCGTTCACGTAATTGCCGCCCGCGTTCACCAGCGTACCGGCATCGGCAAACAGCTGCAGATCCATCTCCTGATGCATATCCATTCTCCTTTTCCTCCTCACAGACGGATCGTCTCGCCCCGTCTGGCTCTTGTTTTGAGTTCCTCTCTCGTCTGCCGCGACCAGTGCTCCGGACTTTCGGCGAACGCGCCGCCGGCTCCCGGCGTCAGGCCGCTCTCGCGCGGGCGCAGATACCCCGCCTGCATGGCGGCCGTCAGCTCCTCGCGCGCCCGTCTGGCCCCATAGGCCATCGCCTCCGCCGTCAGCTCGCGCAGATGCGTCAGCTCATAGGCGCTCTTCGCGTCCACACCGTGCGTGACCAGCCGCAAAAACCGCGGATCCTCCAGCGCCCGGCTCAGCTCCGCCTGCGGATAGACCGCCTGCACCGCGGCAAACTGCGCCTTCAGCCGCGCATAGCCCTGCCGCATCGCCGCCTCGCGCTGCTCCTGCGTCAGCGCCTGCGTGCCCTCCGGCGAAAGCGCCGCCAGCCGCTCCTGCTGCTCCGGCGTGGGTGCCGCCGCGCCGGTCTCCGGCTGCTCCGGCTCTGCGAACGCCTGCAGCCATTCCAGTTTCTCCATCCTTCTCCTCCTTCTGCCCGTCCTCCGGGCCGTCTTCGGGTCTCTGCCTGCTATTTTCAGGACTGTCCTCGTCCATGACCCGCACATATTCCGGATACCGCGCCGCAAGCAGCCGGTACCCCGCGCCGATGGCGGCGAACACCGCCCCCACCAGCGCCCGCTCGCCTTCCCGCGGGCGCACCGCGATCCGGAAGCTGCCGCACGCCGATTCGATCTCCGGCGTCCGCTGCAGTCCCGCCTCCTCCATCGCCGCCGCCAGCGTGAACGCCAGCATCGACGCCGCCGCGCAGACAATATCGCTGCCGTACCGTGAAAACCCCGCGTGCCCGCGCACCGTCAGCGCAGTCCCGGAAAGCTGTACCGTGATCATTCCGGCTGCGCCGCCTCTGCGGCGCGTTTTCTCGCCTGCCGGACCTGCGCAGGGGCCTTCTCACCCTCCAGCCGCACGTCCGCGCGCATGCCCTGCGCAGAATCTGTCAGCGAGGCGAACAGCTCCGGCTCATACCGCTGCGCGAGCGTCAGCGCCATCCGCTGCCAGAGCGCGTCCTGCGTCCCGCCCCGGATCTTCTGCAGCACCTGCTCCTTGCCGTCAAAATCCATCATGTCGAGGCACGCGAGCGCCTGCTGCTCCATCCCCGGCCGGAAGAAGCCCAGCTGGAAAAACTGCAGCGCCAGCTCGTTCTGCGCCAGCTTCGTGTATTCCGTGTGCTTCTGTGTCGTCACCGTCACGTCAAAGACCGGCGTGCGCAGCAGCCCGTCCGCGCCGAGGCTTTGCGCCTTGAGATGCGCATTGCAGTAGGACACGTATTCCTCCGCCCCGCCCGCGCCCAGAATGCGGAATTTCCGCGGCAGATCGTAAAACTGCCGGATGCGCTCGATGACCATCCGGATCATCCGCGCGTAGGCCCGGTAGGCCGACCGCGTCGCCGCGCGCGAGCTGCGGCCCGAGGCCTCCTGCAGCGCCGCGATGGCCGAGGCCGCCGTCACGCCCGACGAGACCTGCCCGTTCGTCACGTCCGTGTTGCCGGTCGTCCACTTGAGCTCCTCGATCTTGCTGTTCAGCACCTGCACGCACACCGCCGGCAGCGTGCGCACCTGCACCTGCTGCAGCGAGTCCTGCCCCAGATTCCCATCCACATGCACGAACGGCTTCGTCCAGTCCGCATACTCCTGCTCGTTGACCGAGCCGTCCGCGCGCCGGAACCACCGGGGCGTGGCCGACATGATCGTGTTTTTCACGATGGCCTGGTCCATCCGGTCGATCTGCTCCTGCGCGCCCTTGCCGATGTCGATGTACCCGTAGCCTCAGATCGAGCCCTCAATGGGGAACAGCCGGTCGAAGATGAACGGATACTCCCCGTCGTCATACAGTCCCCGCTCGCACGCGGGCCCGCGCACCGGCACCTGCACCAGTGTCCGTTCGCCCCACGCGTCCACCTCCTCCCGCGCGACCGACGGCACGAACGTATCGTTCTCCGTCGCGTACAAGACCGTCTGCCCCACATACTTGCAGTAGTGCAGCACCGTCCTGCCCTCCACGCGCTTTTTGTAATACCAGTCCATCACCAGCGTCTTTTCCGACAAGTCCACCGCGTCGTCCGTCCGGTACCTTGCCAGCAGCCCGCTGCTGCCGCCAAGCTTTCCCGCCAGCTGCGGATACGCCGCCAGCAGCGTCTCGTTGTCCTCCAGCTCCAGATAAAACACGTTCTGCGACTTCTGGATATCCGTCACGCCCGGCTCCCAGACCAGATTCAGCACATTCACCGGCCGGATCGAGATATCGCCCAGCCCGCCCAGCTTCTCCTGGTCCCAGTACACGCCCCATACGCCCGTGCCCTGCTTCATCTTCTGCCAGCACGTGTCGGAATAGACCTCCTCAAAGTCGTTCTGCTCCAGAATGCACGGCAGGATGGACGAGAGCATCTGCGCCTCCATCCGGTCGTCCGGCTCCCGCGGACGGATATTCGGCCCCGGATAGGCCGCGATCGCGTCCGCGTGCTTGCCCATGATCACGTTGAACAGCCACCCGGACGCCGGCCGGTCGTCATTCGGATTGCCCTTGTCCGCAAACTGCCGCCACTGCCGCAGCTTCCACCAGTCCTCGTCGGCGATGATGCGCCGCTCGAGATTCTGCCTGCCCTGCTTGTAGCGGCGCAGGATCTCCGCCGCCCGCCGGAGCTCCTTCTCCCCGATCACGGGGACGCCTGTTGTCCGTACCTCCATTGCTTCCTCCTTATCTCAGTTGGTCGAGCGGATCCGACCAGATCGCCGCCGTCTGCCCGCCCCGGATCGGCCGCACCGGCCGCGACATGCAGAAATACCGCCACTCGTCGCACACATGGTCCTCCAGCGCCGTGTCCAGATCCTCCGGCCGCGTCTGCGAATACAGCATCAGCGGCACCGTCCGGATAAACGCCCTGCAGTTCCGGAACACATACATCCGCGGATACCCGTTCTCGTCGAACTGCAGCCGGTAATGGCACTGCATCCACCCTGCGATCCGCTCGTTGTCGCCGGGCGAAAAATACACGCCGTACCGCGCCGCCGTCTGTGCCACGCTCTCCCCGCGCGACGCGTCCCAGATCGCCGGATCCGCCACGCCCGTGATCTCCCGGCCCTTCAGCCATGGATGCTCCGTCTCGATCCGCCGGATCTCGGCGAACTGACGGTCCGGCGTCCACTTGACGCCCTCGTTCAGCGTCCGCGTGCAGCCGTAGAACTCCAGGATCCGGTAGAGGACCCCGTCGTAGTCGACCGCCCACCACGCGCAGGAAAACGGCTTTCCGTACCCGAAGTCATAGCTCCGGCAGACCGTCCACCCCTTGTCCGGCGCGAACGGCTCAATGACATGCGTCCACCGCCGGTCCCGGTAGTGCTCCGGCACGTCCCGGAAGTCCTCAAAAAACTGCCCCTCGTACACATCCCACGACCCATGCAGCCACGCCTCGCGCAGCTTTGGCGGCAGCGTCTCGAGCTGCTGCAGATAGTCCGGCTGCCGCTCGAGCAAGACCCGATTGTCCGTCACCAACGCCTGCACGAAGCTGTAGGCGTCTTCCCGCTCCCCCGGCTCAAACCGCCGGTCGATGAACAGCCGCTTAAAATACCCGTGGCTCGGCCCGCCGGGGTTCAGCGTGTAATACGTCCGCTTCGGAAATCCGTTCGTCCCGCGCACGCAGGCGTTGATCGCGTCGATCCACGCCTTCTGCAGCTGCCCCGCCTCGTCGAGGAACACCACGTCGTACTCCGCGCCCTGATACTGCCCCAGATCCC